GCATCATCAATAGTTGCACCACTGTTTCCAAAAACATATCCTTTTTCTTTTTTAATTTGTGTGGTAAGTGTTTGACCAGTAATACTTCTCAAGTCACTATCTAATCCAGTTGCGTGTATTGATTTTTTAGCAAAAAAAGCGGTAAACAAATCACCATATGCCGTATCGACATACAATGATTGTAAATTAGGTCCCGGATAATCATTATCATATTTTAAAACAAATTCTGTTGTTCCTCCTCCGTTGTTTTGACCGTTTCCATTGTTACCACCTTCATCTTTAATCTCTACGGGGTCAACTATGGTTCTATATGTTTTAATTACTTCGGGGTCTTTTCCCTTTTCCAAATATGCTTTAATTAAACGTATGTCGTCAGCATCTAAGTAAGTATATCTTCTAATGAGTGAATAAAAATCAATTTCCTCACATCCAGCAAAGAAAGCATTAATATAATTTTCCGCTTCCTCATCACTCATATTTCTAAAGTGTTCTCTAACCAATAAGTTTAAAATACTTGGGTGGTCGACAACAACCTTAAACGATAATTGACCGGTTCTTGAGGTGTCTTGGTATGTATAAATCGGTTCAGGTCTTCCTAAGAAAGTATTATCAGACCATCTAGCTGAGTTTTGTTCTGAGATTTTTAAATCATATGGAGGGAACCACATTACACGTCCATAATTCGGACCTCTTTCACAATATGGTAAGTCGTTATACGTGAAACCCGGTGTATTGGAAGTTTTCCACGCTAAATTCTCAATTGAAAACATGTATTTTTTAGCATAGAAACCATCTCCTCTTTTGAAAATGTTTGTTGAAACTCCTTCGAATTCTCTATCACCATTTGACATGGGTGCAATGTTAAGATTCCAAGGAGTTGACATTACACTATCTTCGAACTTACGGACATTACCGGTTCTCTTCATAGTGTCAGAATAATTCATGTATCCTCTATCCTTTGTCCAAACTCTACAATATTCAACACCTGTAGTTTCATTAGTAAACTTATCTACATATTGAATTGCTGAACCTCTTGATATCATTGATTCACCTTCTTTGAAAACTCTACTTGTTTGGTCAATCGCATTACCAACGTGGGTTCTTGCCGCCAAACCATCTTTTGGCATCGAATCAAGTATCTCTTGAGTTTTACCTAAAATTGAATCTTCTCTAAATCCGTATTTTGTGGATAATGAATCATTTAGTTGTGTTGATTCTTGTGTCCACTCATCATTATATAATCCTAATTCATTTCTTGAATTTTGACTAATCCAAGTTAATTTACCACCTATTTGACCACCTTCTGTAATATTTCTTCTTCTTTCAAAAAGTTCTGCAGATACGGGGTCAAACATTAAACTCAAATAGTAATTACTTTTTACAGTATTACCATTGAAATCTGACATGGTATATTTTACATCTTCACTTCTATCGTCACCTATATATGCAGCACCTCTTGGTGCTTCTAATCCCAAAACACTTTTTACACTTTGGGCAACACTATTAACGAAGTTAAATACTTTTGATGATTGTTGTGACCTTGCAGTAGTTGTATAGTTAGGTGCGTATTTTGAATATGATAAGTTATCGTATAAAACTTGTTTTTGACCTTCACCCATGTATTCAATCATAAGGTCTGAAGGTTTTCTTGATAATTTAGGTCTTCTTTGTATTCCAATTAAAGAACCCAAAGCACCTGTAATATCTTGTAATATCGCACCCGCTTGTGTTCTTGGTTCAGGTCGATTTTCTATTGGATTTTGTGGGTTACTTAAATAATCACCCGGTATTTCACTAAAAGGGAATTCTACACCCGCAACTGTTTGTAAAAAATCAATTCCTTTACCAGCTAAAGTTTTAGCAACGGTGATTTTATAATTCTTTTCAATTAACGGTTCTCTACCTGTTACTAAGTTAATTGCAGTGGCTAAGTTACCATCTAATGCATCAGCTAATCTAACACGACCTAAAGTTGCAGATGTTAAATTTTGTGTGATTCTCGCAAATACCGGTCCTTGTTTGTTTTCACGAATGTTCTGTGCGGCAAATCTCATTAACCTCGAATCGGTATCGAAGTTTTGACCTGTCATAATACCAATTAAACCTGTTGTAACGGGTGTAAATGAATTAACATATCCTTGTGATATGATACCATTGTTTAACCACGCCAACGATGGTAGAGATGTATTTGTATACTCCTCAATTGTATTGTTTGGTACCGTATAAAGGTTTTCACCAAAAGTATTACCCCAAAACACATTCCAATTGGTTTTAACGTCACCTGGGTCAACATTTGAAAAATTACTTAAATTTTGAACCGCATAGTTTGCACTCGTAAATGTTTGTGGACCAAAAGGTCTTTGTAGGGTTTTTGATATTAAAAAATCCCTATATGTTGCGGTACTGTTAAAATCTAAATAAGTTGGCATCTATGTTTTACTATATAAATAGAATTTTATTGTTTTGGTTGCGACGTGTATTCAAGAAAATTTCTTTTTAAATTATCTCCGAAAACATCATCAAGTTCAAAATCTCTTCTTAATTTGTCTCTTGACGCATCTGAAAAATTATGATTTATATTTAAATTACCATTAATAGGTTGTTGTGATGTACCTGCGTTAGTTTTAATACCCAAGTCCTTCTTAACGTATTCTTCCGCCATTTTGTTGGTTTCAGATTTTATTCTATCCATCTCCGCGGTGAAACCACCCTCTTTATTGGTTAATGAATCGTTTAATTCTTTAATGTAGTTGTCAACTTGTGATAATGGTGTTCTAACTGTTTTAGCAAACTGTACTTTTAACATAGTTGATATTTCAGAAACAGTAAGTGCTAATTTTTGAGTTTCAGTATATTGTTCTTTAGCAATTTCTTCTGGTGATAATTTTTCGAAATATTTTTGGTTTCCTAAGATTGCATCTGCGGTTCCTTGACTTAAATCTTCTAATGCCACTCTTGTTTCAGTTAAACCTAATTTTTTAGCTAAAGATTCGGGAACATCAATAACCATTGACCCCCCTTCCATTCTTGAAATGTTGGTTAAAAATTCTTTGTTTTCATCTGATAGATTTAATCCTGATGATAACATGGCACTTGCCGCGGATGACCTTTCAGCGGCTGCAATTGCTCCGTTTGCCAACTCACTATATGAAATACCAAGTTCCTTGGCCATCGCTTTTGCTTTTCTAAGGTTAACTCCTGTAATTTCAAATCTACCTTGTTCTTCGTTATATGTTGCCAATGAACCTGCGACACCAATCAATGCATCTTGTAAACCTTCAACGTTGTTAGTTGCCATATACATTAATTTAAGTGGGTCATTAAAGTCACCAATAGCACCACCAATCGCCTGTAGATTGGCCGCCAAATCAACAGCACCTTCGGGGTCAAATACTTTATCAGCAATTTGTGTTACCGATTCCATATTCATTCTGAATTCAATGGATTTTTGAACCATTCTACCTAAACCTTCAATACCCTTAGCAAAACCGTATTCGTTGATTTTTCCTAAATTCTTTTGTGTTTCGTCAACAACTTTTCTTGATTGTAAACCTAATGTGAGAGATGATTTACCAACTTTGTCGATTGTGTTTAATGCGTCTTGTGCACCCACACCTACCATTTCAAAGTTTCTAAAAATTCTACCCATGTCTTCAAGGTCACCAACAAAAGCTCTTGATGTTGTAGCCATTTGTTTCATCGTATCACTATTCATCAAAGCGAAACGACCTGTTTCCTCCATGGTACTGATTACGGTTTTCTTTAAATCTTCAAAACCATAACCCATTGAAACAACGCCAGGTAGTGCTTCAAAAATTTCATTTCTGTAATCTCGTGACAGTTCTCCCGCAATACCGATTTGTGAATTTAATTCATTTCTTAAAGTAACTTCTTTTGTTAAAATATCAGTAGCACCTTCCATTACACCCTTTAATGCCATTGAACCGACATTACCTAAACCTTTTATTAATCCACCTTCTTTACTAAAAAAACCGGCCATCACATCTTTTATCGATTCCGCGATTACACTTGGTTGGATAACGTCTCCCTGATTATATGATGTTACTTTCTGTCCTAAATCTTGTATTTTATACATTCCCGCGGTACCCGGTGCCGAAGTTGCGGGTGAACCGCCTCCACCACCCCCTTTGTTTCCTTTATACATATTAAAACTATTCAATATGTGGGGACCATAATCTTTACCATCAGCAGGTGCTCCGTTTTTTAGTGCAACATTGTTTACTTGATACCATTCTTTTGTAAACGATGTTAGGTCATTGTTGTCCGCATATTGTTGTAGTTTATCCGCCATACCTATAAATACTATTTGGGACTGTTTTCCAATTCAATAATGTAATTGACGTAGTATCTACGTAGATACACGGGCATAGTTAAGATATCTCCATAAGAGAACCCTCTTTTAACCATAAATAAAATCTCGTCTAATTGACCTTTCTTATAATCCGTAGAAAGGGCGAAAAAACTCAACCCCGAATCCAATTTCAACTTGGATGTCTTCTCCTGACGGGGTTTTTACTGTTTTTGATAAATCTAATGAGGGTTTATGTTCCTTTACGTATTTTCTAAATAATTGGGAATCTTTAATTGGTAACTTTTCAATAAAGTTTCTGATGTTCATCATATCTCTATTTCCTGCAATAGATTTAATCATCATTTCAAGTTGTTTAGTTACGATTGGTGGTGCGCCGATACCATTCCAACTTTTTTCAATTTCATCAATTTCTTTTTGTTGTTTCTTTGTTAAAAACTTAAATGTTATATCAACATTCGTTTTTTCCATGGTATATTTAAATTCACCCATAGAATCCGATTCAAGTGTAAAATCTTTAAATGATACTTCACTTAAATCTAAGGTTGCCGAGAATTCTTCGTCTGTTTTTGGGTCTGTTAAAAAAACTTTATAATCTGAACCAAACGCGGTGTTCCTTAAAAAAACAAGAATCGCTTGTTTATCCTCATCAACTAAGTCATCAATAATAAAATCCCTATCTAAAATTTTTCTTTTTAGAAGTTCTTCAATTACTGTGTTTGTTGCGATTAAGTTTTGTGCAGATAAAATGTTTTCATCGGATGCGGTTAAATAAGCAACCTTTAATGATTTTTTACCGTTTTGATAATGTATACCTCTTGAAGGTAATTCCACCACATCGTATGCAATGGACGGGTCTACTCTAAATTCTTCCATAATTGTTTTGTTATATAACTACAGTAATTTAAAGAATTTAATTAAAAAAGTAAAGGTCTCCTTTTGAGAGACCTTCACATTGACAGATTCTATGTTTATTTCTATTAGTATACTTGAATACATCTGTCCATTCTTAATGAACAGGTAATGGTTGCGATATCATCTCTTGAATAATCAAGTTCGTTGAAGTTCAAATCAGTGATAAATGTACCTTGTAGAATCCATTTTTCAACTACTACACCCGTTGGGTCTAGCATTTCCAATTCAATGTCTTTCTTATAACCAGCGGCATATCCCATACGACCTGTAACTGATTCAGCATGTAAACGGAACCATTCCATAAGTGCTTGTGAAGCTGAAGGACCGATTGGGTCTTTAAAGGTTACTCTTAATTCATTCCATTCGAATCTACCAGCCACATATGTTGATGTGTTGATAAATGGAATAGCAACTGAGTTAATTTTAGCACTTGGTCTAGCTGCCGATGATACATACCATTCGTTGATACCCAATGATGATGGGAAACGAAGGATGAATCGGTTTACTCTTTTCGGTTCGTAGGGAACCGGCATTTTCATTAATAAATCTGCCATGTCTATGTTTTTTTAATTTTTTAAGTTTATCTTACTTTCCTATAAATATGTTATTATCTAAAAAATATAATTTGTTTACCTCAGGTCTTGTTAATGTCGATTTTTTTTCGTATTTTTTTCATACTAGTACTAGATACTAGAAATAAAACTAGATTTAAATAAACTAGATTTAAAGAATCTAGAACTAGATACTAGAATATTCTGGTATAATACTGGGTAGTTTATCAAAGTATATTTTTTATAAAATTTGGTTCCATGTGAAACATATAAAAGGGGAAGCGGTTAAACTTCCCCTTTTTTCATTTAGATATTATCGAATGATGCTCCAGTAGGTGTAATTATGAACTCAACGTCGATAAATTCAAGTGAACGAGTTGGTTTGATGTAAATCTTACCTCTAAGAGTGTTAGCATCAATGTCCTCAGGGTCATTTGATACGGTTACACGGAACTCGTATAAACCTCTTTCTCTCTTAATTGCTTCAAGAATTGGATTAACCAATCTCAAGAACTCATTTCTTACTTGTTCGTCGTTTTGTTCGAACAACAATCTAACCGCAACTGCTGAAATCAATTTTCTTGCTCTCAACAATAATCTTCTTACGTTGATTCTATCCAACGCAGATTCTCTTACTTGAAGGGTTTTGTTACCCCAAATAATTGTACCTGTGTCAGAGAAGGTTGCGATTGGGTTGATTCTGTTTTTATATAACTCATCTCTTTCATCAAGTGTCAATTTCTTGGTGGCTTTGATTGCTTTTACCAAACCTCTTGTGTAACCAGCGACCGCGAACCAAGGGAACGACACATTATCAGTTAAGGCGATGTTTCTTACAACTTCACCTGTTGGTGGGATAAACAATTGAGTAGCATTATCTTGGTCTCTAACCTGAATCCATGGCCAATAAGTTGCTGAATAGTTAGTATCAAGAGAAACACCATCCAATGCGTCTACCACTTCCTCAACCGTTGAGAAATTAGGTGGAGCGATGATATAAAGTGAATCCGCTCTATCATTTTCCATAATGTCAATTGCTTGTGAGGTCAATGAACTATGGTCGTAGAAGTTGATACCCGGAGTTGCGAAGATGTTGATATCCACCGCTTCAGGGTTACCATATGTTTGGATACCTTGTAAGTAAGCATAGTAGTCAGAGTTTCCTACAGATGTACTGAAAACACCACCATTTGAAGTGTTACCACTCACATATGTAGGTTTTCCGAAGATGTAAGAATCACCGAATGTTTTAACTTCTCTATAGATGTCCCAACCGTCAAATCCACCACATACTGTGAATGTGAATTTACGGTAGTTAATGTTAGTTAATACGTTATCAACACCTGTTTGTCCTTCTAAATCATAAGGAGTTGTTGTAAATGTTGTACCTGTGATTGTGGATGCGTTGGTTGATAAGTGGAAACCATTAGTCGAACCGGCCGCTGCCGAACCTTTATACTTGAATAAATCCTTATCGTAACCAATTTGTGAAGAAAGACCGAAAGTTACCTTTCTAACTTTGTCACCTGATGATAGTTTTTGAGTACCATCAATTTCGTATCCAATTACATCACCCGCATCGTAGAATTGAGTTTTGAACATTACAGAACCTAAAGTAGAACCTGAGAATGATGTATTAGCGGTAAATCCTTTGAAACCAGCAGGGAACGCATCCACCGGATGGTTACTCGCCATATTCAACATGATATATTTTGAACGTAATTCATATTCACCATCAGATGTACCGACTTTTCTTGCCACATAACCTGGTAGGTCAGGGTTCATAGAACATCTTGTAAATTTCTCAAGGGCGAGTTGATTATCGTCAGTATCGTTAAAATCACGAACTAACATATCAAATTCACCTGTTTCCATGTTAATGTTGACAACCGAAACTTTAATTTGTTCGTTTGCTGCGTTACCATCTGAAATTGTGATTACATCGAAAAGGTCAGAAACCTCTCCACCACGAACTTCAGATACTACTGTTGGTGACATTGGGGTATCCCATTGGCCAACAAAATTGTTTCCTTCGGCTACGAATACTTCAGTTAAACTTAAACCTCTTACAAAACCTTGTTCGAACGCCGCTTTTAAGAAGTTAGGATATGATTCGTAAACGTATACAGGAATTTCTGATTTTGGTTTGTCAAATACTTCTGTACCCAATACTTTCGTGATGAATTTAGAAGATGTCATATCCATTGAACAAGTAAAGTTTTTAACACCGCTTGTTGCTCCTGTTACTGTAAGAGTAAACTCAGAGAATGGGTTAAATTGTAAATCATTACCTGTTATATTAAAGTGAGTGTTTCCTGTAACCTCTAAATTTAAAGTTTGTCCTGAGTAAGAACCTCTTGAACGGAACGCCGCAACAACTTGGTTGTTATAACCACTCAACAATGTTGAGTTATAAACAAATCTAGTTACATCGTATGCTGTTGTTCCTGAATTATATTCAAATAGGAATGCATAAACTTCAGTACCCGCGGTGTTACAGAATTGGTTATACCATTCTTTACCATTTGGATTATCTACGTCATTCAAACCTGTTAATGGTGAAATTTCTTCTAATGAAGGTGTTAAAGATGAGGTTGCCGAACTTGGTACTTCACCGATAACAAACCATTGACCATCATTCGCGTTAGTGTTACCACTATATGATGAGAAGATGTAATCTGCCATTGATTGTCCATCGTATGCCGTTACTCCTGACATACTTGAAAAGAATGTACTACCTGTTACTAGGTTAAATGTTGATGGGTCACAAGTTCCTGTTGTGGAACCACTAAGTGAACCTAAAGTTACCCCTCCAAGGGTTTTAATTGCGAATGTCTTTACAGGTTTGTATCCTGTAAGTCCAAGAATTCTCGTTACAAAAAGTTGATTTGATTCCTCAAGGTATGCTTTAGCAACATAAGGTAACTCCAATTTGGGGTTACCGTTTCCGTCTTTTACTGGTGATGAACCTCCGAAGTACAGTTTAAACTCATCGTAATCGGTTACAAGGATGGGTTCGAAAGCGGGACCTTTTAATGTCTCACCAACCAATCCAAGAGTTGTAACACCAACACTCTGTGCTACGAATGTTAAATCTTTTTCTGAAGTGTAAACACCCGGAGATACAAATACTCTATTTGAATTTGCCATTTTTAATAGTTTGGTTAATTTATTTTATTTGTTATTCTATAAATATCTTTGTTTTTAGCAAAGATTTCGTGACTTT